CCCGAGTACGATAACGCTATCGTCATTATTGACCACGACCCCGACGGAGTGGGGAATTTACCAGCCGGGGAGATACTACAAGCTGCCGGGATGGATGGGAGAATATTTCCCGGTTGCGAGAAATGCTTGGGGAAGGGTGTCGATATGGTTCTCGTTCTTTGCCTTGGATTGGGCTATCGAGGAAACGGCCAGAAAACCGTTCGTGCTTAAAGACGCATATCCGTTGTGGAGTGTGTTGTCGGTTTTACTTGGTCAGATAGCTCCGGGGATAACATTCGGCTCTACGGCTGATTATTCGCAATTTTTATACGGGACAACGCCGCTTGGAACCGGGGCGCATAATCTTGTAATGACGCCGAAGTCGAATGTTATCAATTCCGGTTACGATCAGCCTGCGAGAAAAGCCCCGATAACTTTGGGGAATGTGCTGACGATGCTCCGGGACTGTTTCCGTTGTTATTGGTGGATTGATTCGCAAAACAAGTTGAGAATCGAACAAATAGATTATTTCCGTAGGGGGGGGACGTATTCAAGTTGGCCTGTTGTGGGGGTGGATTTGACGACCTTGAGAGTTCCCCGAAACGGGAAGGAGTGGTCGTTCGCCCGTCGTCAGTATGAGTTCGACAAGCCGGAAATGGCCGAGAGGTATCAGTTCGGATGGATGGACGACGTAACGCAGCCTTTCGAGGGTTATCCGATTGACATCATTTCGGGATATGTCCAGCAAGGCAATATCGAGCAGATTGACGTGTCGAGGTTTACGTCTGATGTAGATTATATTTTGCTTAATCCGACGGAGATTTCGAAGGACGGTTTCGTGATTTTGTCGACCGGGGATCAAAGTGCGGATATATGGCACGAGACTTTGACGGCAAGTGTGGAGATTCAAGCGTCCGGGGAAACGGATACGAATATCGATATTAGCCAATATAGGGGACGGCGTATCCGGCTGAAAATAATAGCCCCGGTTAGGGTGGCGATTTATGAGGATAATTCAAGTCATACGGTTATAAATTTGATCGACATTCTTGAACCCTCAAGCGCCGAGCAAACGCTTGAATATACGGTTACGGAGAACGGCTCGTATATTAGTGTCTATGTCTGGACGGACGCTACGATAACGGTCACGTCTTTGGCTTATACGGAAAGTGTAGAGGCCATGACGGCGGTGAAATATTGGCAAAAGGATCTCGACCATATCATGCAGAACGGATTCCTGTCGTTCGATTATATGCAGCGATATTACGCTTATGATATGCCGGCTTCGAGATACGAGATTAATGGCGTGGAGAAGATCGCCACGGGAGTCCGAAAACTCAAACGACAATCGCTAAACTTTCCGGCGCTTTACGATCCGGATTTGTTGAAATTAATTAAAACAAATCTCGGGGAAGGCGTGATAACTGATTTATCCGTAAATTTGTGCAGCAGAAACGCAAACGTGACGCTCTATTATGATACCGAATAATAATCTTTCAGTATTGCCGTGGTACACGTCAATCGACCAGCAGAACGCCCGTAAATGGTGGATTTACGGACGGGAATATCCGCTTTATACGCCGGCGGGAATGATGCTTCCGTTTCAGATAATTTATGATGCAGCACAGGATGATACGTCGGTGTTACACTTCAATCTTTACACGGATAAGGGGGTATTAGTTGGCGATTTTACGCAAGCCATAATAGATGCCGGATTAAAAATCGAACGACGTACGGGGCATACAATAGCCATTTATCCGGGTAATGCGGTATTATTCCCGAATCTGGATAATGGGCGTTATTATGCGGCGTTACAAATAGCAGATAGGTATTTTCGCTACTCCGATGTTTTTACGGTTGTTAATGATATTGAACCGTATCTTAAAATTGAATGGTGGGATGTGGAAGATTTCGTGATGGATGCGGGGACAATAGTTTATAAATATGCTAACGACACGCAGTTCCGAAACATCCTATATTTGCCGACTGATCTTGCAAAACCGGAATACATTTTCGAGGAAGAGGGCGAGACGAGGGACGGCTATTTTTTCCCGATCAAACAGATTTCCGAGAAGCGATATCGGTTTAATTTCTTCGCCCCCGAATATCTTCTGGACGTGATGCGATTTATACGAATGGCTGATTTCGCTAATATATATTATCACGGCCAGAAGTACCAGCTTGACACGTTTTTAATCAATCCGACATGGGAGGGGAACGGGGACGTTGCCGCTGTCGAGGCGGAATTCGATACGGCCACGGTCGCGAAAAAGATCGGCCGGGGATATATTCAACCCGTCGGGCATGGCGATTTTAACAACGATTTTAATAACGATTTTAACAATCAATAAATTATGGCAAATTATGCAACATTAAAGGCCGCTATACAGGCGGCTATAAAGCAAAACGGGAATAATGAGATTACCGGGGCATTATTACAGGCGCAATTGTTATCCATGATTAATTCGCTTGGTGTTGTTGGTTATCAATTTATGGGAGTCGCGACGCCGGCGACAAATCCGGGTACTCCCGACCCCAATGTTTATTATATCGCCGCAACGAGAGGGACATATACATATTTCGGGAATATAATTATCCAACCCGGCGAAATTGCCGTTTTGACATATAACGGTACATGGACAAAACAAGATGTCACCGATATATTGGGATATATCGGGAATGGAACCCGTGTTATAGATGTAATCCCCGGTAGTGGCCATTCGTCAAACTCTGATAAAGTTCCCGTTAAAATTACAACAGGCGAAAAATTCTATGTTTCGGCGGACATGATAAGTGGGATGCTTTCGGGGATTGCGGTATTTGTGAGATATGCCGGTGCATCTTCAAACACATTTATTGGAAGCGCCAATATCGGAACGGGTTACAAAGAATTTGTTGCCGCTAATTATATAGAATATGTTGGGGTTTATTGGGAAGGTTCTGAAGTTACCGCCGCGGGGCAGGTGTCAATTAATGTGCTATCTGGCACATCTTCGGAATTTTACCAATTACGTATCGAAAACGAGACTTTAAGGGCATTATCTTCGTTGGTGGCGGTTGATGATTACGCCGCTTCGTATAAGAATGTCGTATTAAATAAAGCGGAGCGAACTGTAACTATTAAATCGAAGGGGATTAGATTGCGTTACCAAGGCAAAATGTTTGCCTTAGTAGGGGCGGAAGATTTCGTAATGTCATATGACCAAGCGACCGCCACTAATGGGGCGTGGTTGCTTTCGTTGGATACTGTAAAAAATGCCGTTGAAGGGCAAAATATAACAATCACGTCAAGTGTTATATTTTACGCTGACACATCGACGGAAAGATACCGAAATAATATCGTTCTATTTTCTACTTATTACGATGATTTTATTCCGACGGGCCTTTTGGGCGAAATTTTGCTTCAAAGGCAAATCGATGCTGGCAATAGCATTGCGCAAAGTATGCGGGATTATGCTTTTAATAGCGTCTATAACGAAGCCGATATAACCACGAAGGCGCAAGAATATAGTTCTCTTATCAATAATTCCGGGGTTACAGAACAATTTATATTCATGACCGACCCGCATTTATTAGGCGGTTCGAATGTTTTCAATGAGGCGCAATTCAAAAATTATATCGGGTTGTTGCAAAAATATTATAATATGCTGCCCGTTGACTGGATGATTTGCGGCGGAGATTGGCTTAATAACGGGGATTATCAAGATGCGGCGTGTTGGAAATTAGGGTATATAGATGCGACAATGCGTAAATTATTCAAGCATTATTATCCGTTGTTGGGTAATCACGACACCAATTATCAAGGCGTTGTCAATGCTTCGGATTCGTCACGGGGGGATTTGACGCATCAGACATTGATAAATCTCATGTTTCGGGAAAACAAAAATACCTATTACGATTGGTTGGGTAATAACACGAGATTCTTTGTTTTCGACACGCAAACAGATTGGGAAAGTGCGATGGATGAGTTTAAGTGGGCGCAGATTAATTGGTTCGCACAAAAATTGTTAACGAATCAAAACGCTCATATAATTATATTGCAGCATATTTATTACAACGAAGATACGACAATAGCCCCGATGGCCGAAAATATACAAACGATTTGCGGTGCGTTCAATCGCCGGGCATCGGTTACACTCAACGGGATAACTTATAATTTTTCCGGCGTAACGGGCAAAATCCATTGTATAATTGCCGGGCATAGTCATTTTGACGCGATAGATACGGCGGGGAATGTCCCGGTATGGTTAACGACCAATATGCGGGATGGCAACACTCCGACATTTGATTTGATGCTTGTCGATTATACGGCTGGAAAACTCAAATCTGTTCGGGTGGGTACAGGAAGTAATCGTGAAATGACATTGGCATAATGAGTTTATATCCTACAAAATTCTTTTCCGGCCTTGTTGCGGCGGCGGTATCGGTATTTGTGCAAAATCTTTTACCGCTATTCGTCGCCGTGACGATATTCGAGGGCGTTGACTTTGTGACGGGTGTCGTGAAGTCCGCGGTCGTGGCCAAACGGTCTGGAGACCGCTTCGCCTTCGAATCTGTCAAGGCTTGGCGCACTATCTACAAATTCGTGTTTATCTTAATCGGCATCGTGCTTGCTGAAATGTTGGATAAAACTATAGCGACGGAAACGCGGTTAAGGTTCGCCAACTACTTCACGGCCTTTTGTTGCGGCGTGGAGTTCTGGTCGTTTTTGGAAAACGCGGCCGTCATTTCCGACCACCCGATTTTCCGGTGGCTTCGGAAATATATGCGCTTTAAGGTCGAGGATCAAATAGGGATGAGTTTCGAGGACGCCAAAAAAGAGGACGAGAAATGAGACGGGAAGACATTGACGCTATTGTTATCCATTGTTCGGCTACCAGAGCCGGGCAGGACGTGAGAGCCGCCGATATTGACAAGTGGCACAAGGAGCGAGGGTTCGCCATGATAGGCTATAACTATGTTATCGATCTGGACGGCACGGTCGAGGTCGGACGGCCATTGTCCAGAGACGGGGCGCACTGTAATACGGCAGGGACTTCCGGCAAATCATATAACCGTCATTCGATAGGGATATGCTACGTCGGGGGTCTGGACAAGGAAGGGAAGCCAGCGGACACGAGAACGCCGGAGCAAAAGAGGGCGTTACGGGGTCTCGTTTACAAACTCATGGACGCTTATCCGAATATCGTCGAGGTTATCGGGCATCGTGACGCAAGTCCAGATAAGAACAAAGACGGCAGGATCACTCCGAACGAGTGGGTCAAGGTTTGCCCCTGTTTTGATGTTCTGGCGGAGTTCCCGATGGCTATATGTAAAGCGAAAAAGATATGAAAGAGCGATTAGCGTATTTGGCGATGATCCTTGCGGGATTGGTCGCAATAATCTTTTTGTCCGGCCAGCTTGACAGGACAAGACAGGAGCGGGACAGGTATCGCAATAATACCGACGCTTTGCTGGAGGACGTCGAGCGTTACCGGGTTCTGGATTCACTTTCGGGAGCGAGAGTCGAATCGCTGGAATTGACCGTAAAGGAGTTTGAGCGTTACAGGGCCGAGGATGCCAGAATAATAAAGGCGCTGAAGGCTAAAAATCGGGACTTGGCGGCAGTCGCCAGCACGCAGACGCAGACTAATATAGCCTTGCAGACAATTACACGGGACACGGTCATTATACGGGATTCCGTGGAGATCAAGGCGAAGACGGTATATTGTGGCGATCCTTGGTACGACTTCCGGGGTATGTTGGCCGGGGAAGAGTTCACGGGCGAGCTGGTCTGCCGTGATTCCCTTCTGGTGGCCGAGACTGTCAAACGGGGACGTTTTCTCGGATTCCTTTGGAAGACCAAACGGATAAGGGACAGGCGGCTCGATGTCGTGAGCCGTAACCCGCATACGGAGATAAGGAGCGTCGAGCATATAGTTATCGAAAAATAATTATCTTTGTGTCGCATATACTTTACTTTATACACTCATATTTATCAATCTTGTTTTTGTTATCTTTCTCCCCGGCTGCGAAGTCCGGGAGTTTTTTTTTGTCCAGAGCCACGGCTTCGCCATTTTCCGGCGTTTTAACGGCATTTTAGCGCCAGGGTGGGATAACTTATCATCTTCGGAACAAAACGGCTTTATACGGCAGAAAAGGAAAAATTAACTTTTTTTGAAAAAAATCGGCAAAATAAACGACTTTTTTTTGGAAATATAAAAATAATAACTACCTTTGTATTCGGAAGGCAGTTCCAAACCGACCAGACGGGTTTCTGGAAACAGTAATAAAAAAAAAGTTATGGCAACGCTCAAATACACTACGAAGCAAATCAATCGGGATTACAAGATCAAGGTCTCCGGCCTTTACAATGGCGAGAAGGTTAACACGCTGGTCGGGGTTGCTGGTCTGGTTCGCATGGTTGGCGACATTGAGTTGACGAACAGGCTTCTCGACAGGGCTTTCTCTTGCATGAATGATAAATGCGTCTGCAAACTTCGTCGCGGTATCAAGGTTTCATTTTATGTCGCTTAATTAAATAATACTATTATGGCATATCAATTCGCAAAAATAACGTGGCGTGGCTCTTATTACGGTCACAGGATCGAAAAGGTCGAAAACCCGATTCAAGAAGTATATGTCGTTGACGGGGATACCGAACACGCCTATTGGTCGATGTCAGATGCCCGGAGGTCTATAAAAGGGGACGAGTTAAAATATTGTCCTGTTGACGTAAGAGATTGGTTCAAATAAAGTATAATATCATGGCGCAAAAGTTTTACGAAATAGGGTATATGGTTCAAGCGTCTCCGGAGGAATATGATTTCGAGACGGTTGAATGGGAATGCGATTACGAAAGGGTCGAGGATGCCAGAAAACGGGCGAGGGAGCTTTCGAAAAAATGTCCGTTCAAATATAATAATCGGGGCGATATTGTGGCGATTCAAATTACCTGCCATGCGGAAATAGAAGGCGTAACGACATATTGGATATATTGGACGGAAACGTATATAAATGGTAAAATGATAAGAAGAACAAACTATTAAATAATTAGGATTAAAAAATCATTGGATATGACACACGAAGAAATGAAGCAAAAGATTGCGCGCATCGAACACGATGCGCGATTGCTAAAAGAGCGCGTTTATAAAGATTATGTGATTTCAAACGCCAAATATAAAATAGGAGACATATTGGGCGATTATTCCGATTTTATTCGGGTTGAAAGAATTGCGTATTCAATATGTCGAGGGGATGTTTTGATATATTATTCGGGTCCGGTATTAACCAAGAAAGGAGAACCTCGAAAAGATGGTACAAAACGAACCGTATTCGAATCAATGGTTAGATTTGTTAAATAGTGGAAATCATGGAATTTTCAGTATTAATTATTGCCGCAGTTGTGGCGCTTCTGGTAAATAGGAGCTATGGCGACGAAATCCGTTAAGAAGTCAAGGTCGGAGCGGTATCGGGAGATACTTGCGAGCAGGGGGCTGCGTCTGGAAGATTGCACAGTATTGGCGTTCAGTTCCGGGCGCAGTCCCGAGCTTTTGCATTATTGCGTGATGTTGGACAAACGGGCGCTTTGCTATCTCTTTGACGGGGCTGGAAAGCAGGTGTACGTCGTGACATCGAAAGCG